AGGGCTGCATCACGTTCGTCGTGGGCAAGCTGTTCCTCCAGCCTGAGCACTTCACATCGGTCATGAGGCGGCAGGTCGATGAGGGCGTGCTCGAGCCTGATACCAAGATCATCCTCACCCCCCTGCGCACCAACCAGACGGCTGTCGTCAACCTGACCGTCCAGGACTACCTCACCTGGAAGCGCGTGTCGCTCCCAGGTGAGGACCTGGAGCTGGTCGAGGCTGGCGTCGGCATGAACTCGTGCCGCAACCACGTCAACAAGTTCCTCACCGAGGCGAGCCTGCAGTATGTCAACAAGCGCGCGGTGCGCCTCGACTTTGCCACTTCCGAGGTGGCTGAGGGCAGGCGCACCATGCTCGAGAGAAACGCCATGACGTGCTCATCCGTGGCGTTGGGCGGCGCGATTGACTACGGTGGCGCTCTCAACCGCCACCTCTCTCGTCACGCGAGCTACGACCTCCCCACGGCCAAGGGTGACTGCGGTGCCCTCCTGTCATTGGCAGATGCCACCAACTTCTCGGGCGCCTGCGTCATCGGCATCCACGTTGCCGGCAACCCGAAAACCATGAAGGGCTACGCCACCATCGTCACCCGCGAGCAGATCAAGGCCGCCATCGAGCAGCTCAACATTATCGTCGATAAGTTTGAGGAGGACTGCCAGGACAACGGCATCGAGTTGCAAACGAGCGACTACGTGCCCTGCGAGGGCCCATCCAGCTTCCAGCCAATGTTTACAGTCAGCAAGCCCGTCAACATCTGCCCAGTTACGTCTTACCGGAAGACCATTTTCGGTGAGGAGCAGCAGATGGGGCCCTACGACTATAAACCAGCGCACCTGACGGTCTTCCCGGGACCCGATGGACCCATCAACCCCATGCTCAACGCGCTCAAGCCTTACGCTACGGGTGTGCGCCTGTACGACAAGGCCAAGTACTACCAGATCATGCGCGTAGCCACCAGCCGTTTCTTCTTCACGACGCGCAATAGCCCACGCCTCATCTTCACCCCGGAGCAGGCCATCATCGGCGTGCCAGAGGTCAAGCTCCGCTCAATCCCGCGCAACACGGCGCCCGGATACCCCTACGTCCTCACAACGCGTGATGGCAAGAAGGAGTTCTTTGGCAGGGGTGCGGAGTACGATCTCACAGGCAAGAAGTGCCAGGATCTCATCGCTGACGTGCGCAAGGTTGAGGAGGCTGCCAAGCGCGGCGAGAGGCTTGCCCACATCTTCGTGGACTTCAACAAGGACGAGCTGCGCGCTCCGTCTAAGGTCGACGCTGGCGCAACTCGCCTCATCTCATCAGCGCCGCTGCGCTACACTATCCTTTTCAGGATGTACTTCGCCGCCTTCATGTCAGCTCAGATGGTCAACCACACGACCACCGGGATGGCACCCGGCATCAACGCTTTTGCCGACTGGAGCGAGCTGGCACAGCACCTCAGCGTCATGGGGCCCGAGTGCTTCGACGGGGACTTCGCTGCCTTCGACTCCTCTGAGCAGCCCGATATCCTCGACCTTATCCTGGACATCGTTCAGGAGTGGTATGACGATGGCCCCGAAAACCAGCGCGTGCGCAAGGTCTTGTGGCTCGAGCTGACGCACTCACGGCACATTGGCGGGCCTGGCAAGGACCAGCGCTACATCTACCAGTGGAACAAGAGCCTCCCCAGCGGCCACCCCTTCACCACCATCGCAAATTCCATCTACTCGCTTTTCCTGCTCGTGGCGGCGTACGCGCGCTGCACGGGCAAGGCCTCGGACTTCTGGAGCCACGTTAGTCCCGTGACGTACGGCGACGACAACAACGTCAATGTGCATAGCAGCCGCGCCGCGCTCTTCAACCAGGAGTCCGTCTCGCGCGCACTCAAAGACGAGTTCGATCTCACCTACACAGCGGGCGACAAGTCTGGCAAGTTGCGCACCACCTTCCCCCTGACGGACACCACGTTCATCAAGCGTGGCTTTGTCCACGAGGGCCGCTGGATGGCACCCTTGGCTCTCAACAGCTTCCTCTACACCCACTACTGGAACAGCAACCCCAAGCTCTACGCAACAATCATGCACGATGTGCTTGAGAACGCGTTGGTGGAGCTCTCGATGCACGACCAGGCCAAGTGGGACCTCTACGCCCCGCGCATCGCACAGGCTTTGCGCCAGCTGGGTCACGAGCGTACTGAGCGCAGGCTGACGCGTCAGGATTACCAGATGGCGCTCGCTGAGCGCCTGGACAACTGGTACTAAGCACTTTGTCCACTCCATGAACCTCACAACAGACACAGCTCCCGCGTGTTGCGGGACCATGCCATCCGACATCCGTCTCATCTTGTTCATTCTTGCTTTCTTGTGTGTTTTTCATTTTCTCAGTTTAGTGTGGCCCCGTCGCAGGCCACGGTCGTTCTACGACTTTATTTCGTGCGGTTAGATCCGAGTGGGACCACTAGGGCTATGCGAGGTGTCCTTCCGTTGGACACTGGATATTAGTACGCCTTAAATCGCATAGACCGCCCCCCACGCCTTCGCGCTACTCACAGGACTACCGCGTTAGTTTTCTTAGAACAGGGTAACACATATACGCTGTAGCAGCAAACAAATAATTGACGACCTACTTAAGTTGCTACGGGACAGGGTGTCTCCACTGTGTGTCTACTACTCAGGCTCTCAGCCAGAGAAGGGTTGTTTGGCCATTTGCCTTGGGACGGGCATTGGTCTCAAAAGTCCTGCTATTGACAACATCACCACCAACAAACCGACCGATCGTGACGCAGTCGACGTTTGTGACAACATCACGTCACTCTCCATTTCAGGCGTGCCTGAAACTACCGGTGTAACGACCTTCCTTTCGGAGGCTTGCACTGGGGTTGAAGTCCTGGGCAAGCACTACAGATCTGCACCGTTGAACGTGCAGTCTGAGCTCCAGGACCTCAAGGAGTACTTTCGCAGGCCCGTTCAGATCCGCACTGGATCGTTTACAGCGGGTGTGCGTAACCGAATCTTCATCGAGCAGATCAATCCATCTACACTCTTCACCACAGTCTTTCCTAATGGTGCTACGCGCTTGACGGGAGTCTTCGGTGTCCGCTTCAGGCTCGTTTTCACGCTGACGGTGGCGTCCACTCCCTTTCACCAGGGCTTGCTCGCTCTCAACTGGCAGTATGATGATACTCAGAGTCAGACATATTCGCGGTCCTCCTTCTCACAGACTGCCACTAACATTCCACACGTCCGGCTTGACTTGGCTGAAGATACCATGACTGTTCTCTCCATACCATACATGCACTTTCGCGAGTTCGTCATTCTTACATCGCAGGAGCCATACGGTTCCCTCTGCCTCAACTACCTCCTGCCTACCACCACACCCACCGGCTCTGCTGTGCCAACGTACAAGGTTTTCGTTCATCTCGAGGATCTTGAACTGATTGGCGCTAGCGCAGTCGACACCAGTAGCATTGTACCGCAGTCAGGTTTGCAGGATGCTGAGTCAGCAACTGCGGGGAGGGTTGTTAGTAAGGGTCTCGGGGCAGCTGCAACAGTGCTGTCCTTTGTCGCAAAGGGAGTTCCATCTCTTAGCTCCATAGCCGCACCAGCCTCCTGGGCTTTAGCCACAGCTTCTAAGATAGCTCACCACTTTGGGTACTCCAAGCCCCAGATTCAAGACCCCATAGTTAGAATGCACAGAGTAGACAACGTGCTCGAACAGTGCGTTGACGTACCATCCGCCACACTACCCCTCTGCCCCTTCGTGGACCAGAAGATCACAATTTCAC